AATGCTGGGTGACTGCCTAGAGCGCATGAGCGAAATACCGGATGGCTCGGTTGACATGATCTTAGCTGATCTGCCGTATGGCACTACAGCTTGCAAGTGGGATGTAGTGATACCGTTTGAGCCATTATGGAAGCATTACTGGCGAGTGATTAAAGCTAATGGCGCGGTGGTGTTATTTGGATCTGAGCCTTTTAGCAGCCACCTCAGAATGAGTCAGATCAAGAAATATAAATATGATTGGGTTTGGGATAAACAATTCGGATCTAATTTTGCAAATTCAAACAAGCAACCCCTGAAATACCACGAAACAATTAGTGTATTTTACAGTAAACAGCCTATTTACAATAAGCAGATGTCACAGCGAAGTAAGCCGCTCGATGCAAGAAGTTGGTCAAACTCAAAAAAAACTTCAAATGTAAATTTCAGAACGAACAAACAACCAGAAAAAACTTCAAAACTTTATACTGAATTAAACCCTAACAGTATTTTAACTTTCAATGCCGTTGCAGGGGATTGCAATAATACAAAAAGAAAACACCCTTCTCAAAAGTCGACTTCTCTACTTGAATACTTAATCCGCACATATACAAACGAGGGCGAGACAGTACTAGATAACGTCATGGGCTCAGGTTCCACTGGTGTCGCCTGTCTCAACACTCAGCGCAAGTTTATTGGCATTGAAAAAGATGCTACCTATTTTGAAATAGCTAAAAAGAGAATTGGAGAAAGCCTTGGATAAATCTCTGACCGAATACATGAAAGTCCTGACATACGCTCGTCACAACCATGTGCGCGTGCTCAAGTATCACGGATTAGAAGTCGAATTTTTGCCCAAGGTCCCGACATCACCAGGCTTAGAGGGTGCTACACTAGGTGATGAGGCTATGCCAACTGAAGACCAATTCTTATACTGGTCATCAGGACACCAAGAAAACATACACGCAACACCGCCAACGGAGTGAACTAATATGGCTGTTGACTATAAGAGTTTTAACAATGCAAATCAGGTAGTTACGCCTGTCGATGTAAGCCGCAAGTGGTGGCTCATGGACAACGATACCGAAATGGCTCAGTCAATAGTCGGAGCATGCACAAGCCTTGCTAACGGCGATGCAAAGCGTCAAACCCAGTACCAAATTAGTGCACGGCTGTACGGCAACAGCAACATCATGGGTGTAAACGGCCTTAGCTTTTCTAAGATCCAGTCAACGCAAACGACACTAAAAGACCGCGTTAGCTACAACGTCATTCAGTCATGTGTCGATACGCTGATTAGCAAGTTAACAAAGAACAAACCCAAACCAGCTTTTGTTACGTCGGGTGCAAGTTGGAAGATTCAGCGGCGAGCAAAGCAGCTAGATAAATTTGTCGATGGCATCTTTTACGAGAACGATATCTATAAGCTGACCACTCAGGTGCTTAAAGACGTTCTAGTCTTTGGCTCAGGTGTTGTTCACGTGTTTGAGCATGAAGGAAGATGCAAATTCGAGCGCGTGATTCCTAGTGAGATATACGTTGACCAAATGGAAAGCTTTTACGGGTTCCCTCGCCAAATGCACCGCGTCAAGAACGTGGACCGTGGCGTCCTCTTAGCTATGTATCCTGAACTAAAAGATGACATTCTCTCGGCTCAAGCTGCAGTTATCGACACAACGGGCACGTTCCAGAATATTGCTGACCAAATTACTATCGTCGAAAGCTGGCACTTAGAGTCTGGCAAAGATGTTGGCGACGGACTGCACACGATCGCTATTGACCGTAAGATCCTATTCAAAGAGAAATGGATAAAGCGCTTTTTTCCCTTCGCCTTTATGAATTGGTCGGACCGTTTATATGGTTTCTGGGGACAAGGCCTTGCTGAGCAGATCCAGAATATTCAGCTTGAGATCAATAAGATCCTTTGGATAATTCAGCGCAGTATGCACTTAGCTGGCACGTTCAAAGTGTTTCTTGAGCACGGTAGCAAGATTGTAAAAGAGCACGTTAGTAATGATATTGGCGTCATTATTAATTACACAGGTACACCGCCGCAGTATGTCACGCCTCAGATCGTACCGCCGGAAGTGTATGCACACCTTGGGACACTTAAAAACCAGGCATTTGAGCAAGCTGGCATATCGCAGCTATCCGCCAACTCACAAAAACCAGCTGGTCTAAACAGCGGCAAAGCACTTAGGGAATTTAACGACATTGAGACAGAAAGGTTTATGGCTGCTGGTCATAGTTATGAACGTTATTTTATCGACATCGCTAAGCTCGCAATCGACTGCGTTAAAGACATCTTTGAACGTGAGAAGTCTTACCCGGTATCTGCGCCAGGTAAGAAATTTCTTGAGACACTAGACTGGAAGCAAATTCGCTTAGAGGACGATGAGTATACGCTCAAGATTTATCCAGTATCGCGCTTGCCTAGTGATCCAGCTGGTCAGCTGCAAACGATTACAGAGTATATCCAAGCTGGGTTTATCACGCCGCGTGCTGGTAGACGCCTGCTAGATTTCCCTGACCTTGAACGCGCAGAAGACCTGAGCAACAGCCCGGAAGAATGGCTGCACAAGGTCATCGAAGAAATGGTGGACGACGGCAAGGTGTATCACCCAGAGCCCGACGACGATCTGCCGCTAGCCCGTGAGATGTCACTGCAGTACCTAGCATTTGCTAAGACGCAGGGAGCTCCGGAGGAGCATTTGCAGATACTCAGAGACTTCATTAGCGAAGTAGACCAGCTGCAGCAGATGGCAATCGAAGGTGCCCAAATGGCTCAAATGGCCCAGGAGCAAATGATGCTGCCGCAAGCTGTTCCGATGGCAAGCCCAGTAAGTGATTTATTATCTAACGTGCCAGCAGCATAAGGACTTGTAATTATGGACTTTATTGAGAATCAGGTAGAAGTCGCCGTACCGGAAGCAAGTGAATCAGTGGAAGGCCAAGAGACAGCAGCGCAGCCAAAGCCTGCAGAGGGTGCCAACAGGTTTGCTTTCCTTGCTAAGAAGGAAGCTGCCATTGTCCGCCAAAGACATGAGCTCAAAGCTCAAATGGAAGCAATGACCAGCCAGCGAAGCGAAATGGAAAAGCTGCGCGCTGAGATTGACGAGGTTAAAGGCAGGAAGGCTAGCTATAGGTCTAATCCGCTGGCCGCTCTCGAAGATGCTGGCCTTAGCTACAAAGAGCTCACAGACTTCATTCTAAATAACAACACTGTCTCGACTGAAAGTCAGATTAAGGCACTACAGGACAAGATCAGCGAAGTAGAAAACGCTAGGCAACGTGATCACCAAGAGCGTGAAGAGCATTCTAAAAGGCAAGCAGCAGATCGCGAAGTGCAAGTGATTGCCGAGTTTAAAAACGAAATTAGCAATTTCATATCGTCAAAAAAAGACGACTATGAACTGACAAACTTGTATGAGTCTGGTGACTTAGTATACGATACCGTGGAAGCCTATTTTGAAAAGACAAGTAAAGTCCTTAGTATTCCTGAAGCCTGCCAGTTAGTTGAAACGTATCTTGAAAAGCAGGTTGAAAAGTCGCTTCAGACGAAAAAACTAGGATCTCGTTTTCAAAAGCCAGCTGAAGAATCTATTGCGAAACAAGATCCCCAAGCGCCGCGCCGCACTCTCAATAATCAAAACTATACAAGTAGCACGCCGTCTATGGTTTCTCCAAAGGTGGAGAATGACCGCATGACTCGTGCACTTGCTGCACTTAATCAATAAAACTAATCGAGGTTATCTATGTCTTATTCAGCTCCGGGATACTTAGGTTTATCCGCAATGAATGCGGCTTTAAAAGAGCTTTACGATGGCCAGGTAGTTGAGAATCTAGTCTACAGTGACAACCCTTTTCTAGCTTTGGTCCCTAAAAAAACGGATTTTGGCGGCAAATATAAGCCAATTCCAATCATCACTGGTGTATCTCAAGGACGCTCGGCTTCATTTACAAACGCTCAAGGCAATCAATCTGCAGTGCAGATCCAAAGCTTTCTGTTAACTCGTGTAGCTGACTACTCGCTCGCTACTATCGACAACCAAACCATGCTTGCTTCCCGGACTGACAAAATGTCCTTCCTTGAAGGCGCTAAGTTAGTAGTCGACGGTGCATTCCGATCAATCACCAATTCGCTGGCATCTTCTTTGTTCCGCAGCGGCACTGGTTCGATTGGCGCGATTGGCTCGGTTTCAACTGGTGTCATTACACTGTCCAATGCAAATGACGTTGTTCAGTTTGAAGTTAACCAGACCTTGCAAGCTAACGCGACCGATGGTGGAACACCACGCGCTGCCCTAGGTTACGTTATCGCTGTTAACCGTAGCCTTGGCACCGTGACTGTTTCCGCCACTGGTCTTGGCGGCGCAGCTGGCTCACCTTCTGGTTGGGCTGCTGCTGACTTCCTCTTGGTCCAAGGTGACGTTAACGCAAAAGTCAAAGGCCTAGCTGCTTGGCTGCCAGACACCTCGCCTGGTCCTGGTGACAGCTTTTTCGGTGTAGACCGTAGCCAAGACGTAACTCGTCTTGCAGGTATCCGCTACGACGGCTCGGCACAATCTATCGAAGAATCCTTAATTGATTCTTCCAGCTTGCTAGCAAGAGAAGGCGGCAAACCTGATGTTTGCATCACCAACTTTGCTACCTACGCGGCACTGGAAAAAAGCTTGGGCTCTAAAGTCCAGTACGTTGACATGAAAGGCCCAGCAGAAATTGCTTTCAGAGGCATCATGGTTAACGGCGCTAACAGCATGATCAAAGTGTTCCCAGATCGTAACTGTCAGCCGCAAAAAGGCTGGCTGCTTCAAATGAACAGCTGGTGCCTGAATAGCCTAGGGGAAGCGCCGCAAATTTTACGCTACGGTGATGGACTCGAAATGTTGCGTGTAAGCGGAGCTGATGCGGGCGAAGTCCGTATCGGTTACTACGCTAACTTGTCGAGCAACGCACCAGGCTACAATGCTAACGTAACTTTCTCGGTTTAATAAAATCCTAAGGTGGCGTGCGGTGCTTGCTTACCGTGCGCCATTTTTTTAAGGGGACTAAAATGGCAAATAGGTTTTTTCAGCAATTCTTTTTCGGTCTAAACCATTATCCGGTTTGGATCGAGGGATCTGCTGCAAT